CATCCAAGCATGCTCGTACCCCGCCAACGATTTGGGCACCAAACTTCCGAACGGTGTTCGCCACCGTCCCGAATGGGCGCATCATGTTTTTGAAGATGTTGGTTACCTCGTCCAGACCCGCTCTGACGGCTGAAGGAGGTTTCGGTGCCGTAGGTATTGGCTGGGTCTTCGGAAGCTGCTGTAGCCCACCGGGCTGGCCTGTTGGCACATCTGGAGTGGGCGGCACTGCTGGCTTGTCCACAAACGTGGCACGGGGGCCGCTGCCTGCGCTGCGATCGGGGGTCATGATCCCGCCGTACATCGGGTTTTCTACAAACTGATTAGGGTACAAATTCTGAATCTTGTTAAGCGCATTGATGCGTCTTTCATTGATTCCGTAAGCCCCTTGAGCCTTTTTGGATTGATCCAATGCCTGAGCAGCCTCAATATCCGTCAATCCGATGGCCTTGGCCTTGTTGTACGGCTCAATACCCGTTTGACCGGGAGCCATGCGACCAGCATCGTTTGGCCCGATTGGGATGCTGGAACCCGGCAAGCCTGCACTTTTTTGTGCGGCAATACGAGCAGCCTCTTCCAAACCAGCACGCTTTACAGCGGCAGCATCACGATTGCTAACAACACCTTGGGTTGCAGCAGAAACAACGCCTGCACCACCGCCCAACATTCCACCAAGAAAACGCTCTCCGGGAGCAGCACCAGATGTGTCTTTTTCCTCTACATCGGCGACCGTGTTGCGTGCAGTAGGCACCAAGGCCAATCCGTTGTCCTCAACTTCTGGCATACCAGCGCTTGCAGGCGGCGTAGGCGCAGGCTTGGATGCTATGGAACTGGCGCACGAGTACGAGAAGCCAGAAGCAGACCGTGACTACGGCAAGATGATCAACAAGGGTGTGGGTCTGGCTGGCGGTGCGCTGTCCATGTTCCCGCCCACCATGCCGCTTGGTGCCGCCATGTCGCTTGGATCTGCTGCCTACGACAACAGAAAGTATTTGCAGGACAAATACTACGAAATGATGCTTAATGGCGAACTAAAACCCAGCTTGGGATCTCGTAGTCGCATGAGTGATTACGATTAAAGTATGCGCCATTAACAGGATTGCAGTTGCTCCTCCATTGCCCCCGTAACTGGGGGCTTTTTTATGGGCGCTGGCTTTCCAAGGCCTTGGCAACTTCTGGATTCAACTCAGCCACAATGGCAACGCAGCGCTCATGCTCCGCTTTGGCTAGGTGTGGATGGGCATAGGCCAGCAGCTTGTCAGCGAATTGGCAGATGTCTACCTCATCTGCAATCAGGGCGTTCGGCTCGTGGATATCGCAGTAAAAAAAGATCTGCTTGATGGTTTCTTCGGTAAGGTATTTCATTGGTGTTGATTCTTTAGTTGCCAGTATGAGAGAAGGTGCATGAACATATCAAACCCACGATCCAAGTCCTCAAGGCTCCATTCCTTGACCACGACAAGGCCGGGGACGTTACGACTCACAAACACATTTGCACAGCGTGCTTTAGGTACACCAAGGCCAACACGGTAGGCGGCAAGCTGCATCAGATGCTCGTCGTATGCGTCAACCTTGGCTGGATCGCTGAACTCCTTGGTCTTGATGTCCACAACATACCCGTCACTGTCTCCAGCGGCTGGTACATATAGATCGCACTTACCGCCAAAACCCGCCTCATGGGCGAAGGCTCGTTCGCTGATCCATTGGTGATCACCAAAGTGTTCATTGATTGTTTTGACGCAGGCGGTAACGCTCTGTGTGTGCTTACCTGTTGAATAGCCTTCATAATATCCTTGGATTGACGCATGGATGTCTGTTCCAGCATCAGCAGCCGCACGTCCTTGCTCTTTCGAGTCATGGATGATTCTGGCTATGTATTGATCTTCTGTCTCGTCATTGAGCTTTGGCAGGGTAAGCGCAGCCAGTAGAACCTGCTGCTGCATCCAAGCCAATAAAGCGGGCTTTGCTGCCACGTTCAGCACTGTGGTGACCGAAGGCACCAAGCTCTCTGTCCGTGCGTCTCTGAGCGTTGTATTGCGCTCCTTGCCGTTCTTGCCTGTGACGGTGTACCGTGGCACACCATCACGAGTGTACCAGTGGGTTGATTCTGAGGGTCTGATGATGTTCACATTGTTTCCTTTAGGTTATAAATCTTTGCGTTGTCCATCGAAATATAAGCATTATTTCTTGCGATATTTCCTCCGTTGATCGTAGCTTGCGTCATCGTATTCTTGATAAACATCTCGGCTGTTAAGTTTCCTCGTGCGTCGCATAACTTTTGAACCATTAAGGTGTTGTCGGCTACTAGGTAAAGCAAACCTATACAGTTCACTCCGAGAGAAGTTGCTATCTTCATAGCGTTCTGTACTTTGTCCCATGTCACCAACCATTGGTTGCTAAATTTAGATTGAAATTGCGGCAAGGTCACGTTGTAGCGGCACTTGGTCTCTACCACTGCTTTCATAACGCCTGCCTTGCTATCGGTGATGATGGCATCTATCAATGCGGGAGAATCCTTTGGGGTCTCTATGTATCGGCAGTCCCACTTATTTTCTATCCACATTGATACGATGCGCTCGTGGAGCAGGGAGTCCTGCCCACGCGCAGACAAGATGTCCATCAAAAAGGGATGTCAGACTCAATGTCATCAAACCCAGAGTCGGCATTGCTCTTGGTGGAAGCCTTGCGCTCTGGAGCGGTATTGAAGCGGGCCTTCCACTCAGGAGTGCTTTGCAGCTTCTCCTTCATGCGTGAGCCAAACGTCTCAAACATCTCCATGTCAGGATCCTCAAGGTCAAACACCTTGGGCTGGTTGTGCGGCGCTGGTAAGCCAGCACGCTTGATGTTGGCAGGCACAGGGTTGATGCTGGAGATGTTGGTGTAGTCCTTGCCATCCCTACCCTTCTCACGCACCACCGACAACATGGCCCAAGCACCCAAGACGTTCTTGAGTTGGAAGCCACGCAACTCCTCGTTGGTGAACTGACGTGACCGCCAATTCTCCAGTTCCCCTCGCAGAACAGCTTTTTCGTTCAGGCTGGCGGTAAAGTTCTTGGTGATGGAAAGCGGTTCGCCCTTGTCGGTTAGCAGCGGATTGCCATCAGCATCCTCGCTGTGTACCTCAAATTGCAGCATCACCTTCAGTTTGAGGGTGGTTTTGTTATCCCAAACAGAGGGCTGTGTACCCATGTCCACGACCCGATAGCACCGTGCAAGGTGCATCCCCGGCGGAACCTGCATATAGTTCCCGCCGCCACCGTCTGTTTGATTCACTGTAAGACCCATTTTTTACTCCTAGTTTCAAGGTTCAACAAAGGATCAGGGATGCCGCATTCAGCGCGGATCAACCACCAATCCTCCTCTTTAGCGACACCCGCCTGCGCCCGATCAAGGGCTTGGGCCAGCATCAGCATCTTTTCAGCCATAGCTTGTTCAATTTCACTGTCCATACGTTCACTTTTGCGTTAAACTGGGTAGACTATAGCACGGTTAACGAGGAATTACAAAAAATTTTTCATTTCCGTGGAATTTAGTGTAACATAGTGTTAAATCAACAACAGGAGTGATATGACTTTAAACGAATTCTTCGCAGACAAACCGAGGGGCGCACGACGAAATTTAGCCAAGACACTGGGGATTTCCAAGACGTGGCTCTCACTGGTCAGCACGGGACGCAAACTGCCGAGTCCCGAGCTTGCAAGGCAGATCGAACTGCACACAGGCAGGAAAGTGAAACGGGTTGATCTCCGACCCGATATTTTTGGAAAGACAGTGAAAGATGCATTACTACCAACACCACATCGGTGACTACCGAGCAGCCACAGCCCACCTGTCCAACGAGGAGGATCTGGCCTACCGTCGGCTCTTGGATATGTACTACGACACAGAGAAGATGATCCCATCCGATACCGAGTGGGTGGCCCGCCGCATCCGAATGGATGTAACGGTCGTTGAAGCTGTGCTGGTCGATATGTTCACTGAGCTTGAAGATGGCTGGCACCACAGCCGCTGTGAGCGCGAGATCGAGTCGTACAAAGAGAAGCTGGAGACCGCATCGCGGGCAGGAAAAGCCTCTGCTGCCAAGAGAGCGGAGCAGAAAGGCAACGGTCGTTCATCGACCGATCAACCAACCAAGAACCATAAACCAAGAACCAATAACCATAAACCAGTAAATACAGCGCCTGTCGGCGTTGATCAAAAAGTCTGGGAAGATTTTGTTCAGCTTCGCAAAGCCAAGAAGGCAGAGATCACGGAGACAGCCCTCAAGGGAATACAGAAGGAGGCCGACAAGGCAGGCTACAGCCTTCAGGATGCCTTGGAGACCTGCTGTAGCAGGGGTTGGGTAGGGTTCAAGGCCGATTGGGTCAAGGAGGACGCAAAGAAGGCTGGCAAGAGCTTTGCCGAGATGGACGCAGAGTTCAAGCGCAAGCAGTGGGAGGAGATGGTCGGACGCAGTCCTGCCAAGGTAATCGACGTTATGGAGATTGAAGATGGCAGCAATTGATCGACTTTTTGAGCGGCTGGCTCTGACCTACGGGGCATCGTGGCAGTCTTCCCTTGGTGCAGCGCCAATCATGGACATCAAATCCATGTGGGCACACGAGCTTGCACCCTTCCTGCAAAACCGTGAGGCCATGAATCGTGTGGTCTGGGCGCTGGACAACTTGCCCGAGCGACCGCCAAACGCCATCCAGTTCAAAAACCTGTGCCGCCAAGCGCCTGCGCCTGAGACACCCATGCTGCCTTCTCCACCAGCAAACCCTGAGCGGGTGGCTGCCGAGTTAGCCAAGCTGGCACCCTTGCTGACCCAAAAGCAGGAGCATACAGATCCCAAGGCTTGGGCCAAGCGGATCATGCTCGACTACAAGGGCGGTATCAAGCGGCCCGTTGCAGTGGTACAGATGGCTCGTCAGGCGCTGAACAATGTTTAAGGAGGAGGCGTGAATGAGGCGAAAGAAGGTCAAGGAGCAGATGAGCATAGGCATCGCTGTCTCGTTCGATGGGTCATCAGCAAAAGACTTCAAGATCGTGACGCTGCGGTGCGATTCCTTGACGGCTACCGTGACATCACTGGGAAGACTGTCAAAGGATGGAATCAAATTCACCCTAAATCCAATTTGGACAGAGATGTCCGAGATCAGTGGAAAAAAGGCAACCGAGGCAACAAAGGAGAATGGATATGAACCAG